AGATACAGATCTCATTGACGGCATAACATTTCTATTAAAAACTGCAGACTTTAACTCTTCAATTAACTTTGATTCTGGTTCGTATGCATGTTCTTTGAAAAGACGATCTAGCATAAACTCAAAATATCTGTCTACTGTTTCTCCCCATGATTCACGGCGATTCTCTTCTGGAATCCATCTTGCATAACGTGACAAAGCAATAAAATTTTCGTATGGGTTTTCAATAGTTCTTGACATTTTTAAATAACACCTTTTCTCCGCCCTGCGGTTTATGATTTTTTAGTTGAAGTCTAATTCTACCAAACTTTAATCTAAAGGGGAAGGGGTTATGATATTTTTTTAAATACTTCTTCAAATGCTTTATTGGTCAACTGATCCCAATTATATTCTTTATGTATTTCAGTTGACTGAGCATAATAGTATCCAGAATATGCTTTAAAATTAATTGCTGCATCTTCTATTAAACTAACTAAATGATTGCTATCTGGCTTGTAAACTTTTCCAGGATGCATAACATCCCATGGAGAATCTATAAGTGTAGAGTTTAACTTTAGAGGTCCTAAATATTTTTTGTAATCTGCCCAGTCGTGTGTTGATATAACTGGCATACCTGTTGCAAGAGCCTGGAATGGAATAAATCCAAATCCCTCTCCATAAGTAGGATAGATCATAACATCATGTTGATGATACATGTCTACTAGTTCGTTATCCTCTAAATCTCTTTCATCTAATTTAATATTACTATACATTTCGTGGGGAAGTCCAAGAATACTTCCATCTTTATCGTATACTCTAAGAACACTAGATTTATGAGCCTTTATTGTTAATGTATAATTAGGATTATTTCCAAACGCTTTTATAAATGCGTTTACTGTATCTTGTCCGCCTTTTCTTTCTGCTGGTTCTCCAACATGCAAGAACTTTACAACATTTGTAGACTCACGTTTTTTAGGTGACCAGATTGGATCTATGCCATGCGGAAAAACATTAGATACCTTAAATCCATTATTCTCATATACATCTTTACACCATTGAGATGTTGTCCAAAACTCGTCGCAAGAATTTATTTTTTCTCTCCACGATTCTGGAATAACTGTTGATTCCCATGGAGTATAACCAATCTGATATTGATTTCTATGTAATTTATAATTTGTAGGTTGTGAAAAATTAATTTGTAATTTAGCTTTAGGGTTTTGATAGGTTAATCTATGACCCATTTTGGTTAGACATTCTGCCACTTTAAATCCAGCATGACCATAACCATTTTTGGTTGTTAAGTTGGATCTAGGCGTAGAATATGATATTTCCATTTAATCTTTCTGGTTGACTAACTTGACACCTACTGTCAAGTAATGTTATGATTATAGTTCGTTATCTCTAAAGGAGGAAATGCCAATGGAGAAAATAAAAGAACGTTTGAGTGATGTTGCTCATAACTGGGCTTATATAGGAATGATAACATTGTTCCTGTTTACTGTCCAGCCTGGTCCAACAGAAACTCAAGCTCTTGAGGTGGAAACACCTAAATCAACAGTACAACTAAAGAAAGAAACCTTAGAGAAGTACAGCACTACTGTATACAAGCCTTCTGAGATGCTAACAGACGGAGAACTAAAAGAACTCCTATCAGCTGTTGGTTTTGAAGGAAAAGCCCTTAAACAGGCTTGGGCTATTGCTAAGTCAGAATCCAATTCAAGGCCTATGGCTTACAATGGTGACAGGAAAACTGGAGACAGTTCCTACGGAATTTTTCAGATTAATATGTTGGGTGAACTCGGCATTGATCGTAAAGAAAAATTTGATCTAAAGTCAAACATTTTATTGTTTGACCCAGTAATTAACGCAGAGATAACGTATTATATGACTAAAGGCGGAACCGATTGGTCATCATGGTCTTCCCTAAATGGGGCAAGATACAAAGAGTTCTTAGCTGAATTCAAAAATTAGAAGGGTAGGTATATGAACATACAATATGTGTCTAAATACCTACTTCTAGCAGAGAAGGGCCTTGTTCCTAGACTTAAATGTCCTATGGATCAGGGCCCTTTAATGTGCAACGAAACAAATGAGGGTATAATTTATTTATACTGCTTATCCTGTCAGTATACAAATAATATTGGATTGGAATTTTATGGAGAGCTTAAAAAATCCGTTGACCGAAATTCAAACTGACGGAGGAACCATTAAAGAAACAGATGCCATGGGGCGGGAAAAGTTTTGGGAAGACCTAGGAAGGCCAGATGACAGAAAATAATCCAGAGCCTCAAAATCTAGAAGATAATTTGCCAATGGTAAATTATATTATGCTTCATAGAATTTATGACCTGCTCACTATAATATCTAATAAAATAGTGGGTGGCGAAGATACACAAAAAATGATACAATATCATGAACAGGGGTTCCTACTTGGGCCCACCCCTTCTTATTCAGTTGAGGAAAATAAAGATGGCGACTAAAAACGCAATTGTAGAAATTATGGTAGAACAACTTAATATCCAACAGCGTCAGGCGGCAGTAATGCATAAGCAGGACCTTGTTGAGTTAGAAAAGCACCTATTGTCAGTCCAAGAAGGATATCGACAAATGTGTAGCGGCATGGTTGATGCACTAATTTCTCGTGGTGCTATTTCAGTAGATCAATAATATTTGAGTTATTAGGTTCATGTGGGTATAATAAATTTATGTCCCCACATGAATTTTCTAAGCAAATGAAGAACCCCTATTTCCAATCAAAATATTACAGGGAAGAAAGTCCTGCTGGGCAAATGGAAGCCAAGATAGAAAAACGTATAGAAAAAATAATTTCTAAAATACTATTTTGGAGAAAGAAGAAAGATGCTTAATTTTGAAAACAACCCAAACGTTCAAAGACTTCACCCAGAAGAAGAGATTTGGGTTTATAAGAATTTTCTAAGTAAAGAAGAAGTGTCTAATCTATATGACGTATCTAAAAATTTAGGTGATGAGGCTTGGGGCGGAGACGCTGCCAGACATACAATCGAATGGTATAACGGAAGAAGTAGTTTAATTGTTCCAGAACTAATTCCAGTAAGAAATAAAATTCAAGATCTTGTTCAAGGATACAGTGTAACTCCTGGAGAATCACTTGCCAGAATGTGGGCTGGAGATACAATGCATGAGCATGAAGACAGTTGTGGTGATGAAGGAACTGATGATACCGACGACAACAACACATGTGCTATAACTGAGTATGGATGCGTTGTTTATATCAATGACGATTTTGAAGGCGGAAATCTATATTACCCAAATCTATCTCTATCATACACCCCTTCTGCTGGAGATTTAGTTATACATGGATCAAGAATCCGACACGGGGTTTCTGAAGTTAAATCTGGCATCAGATATGTTTATCCAAGCTTTTTATATAGGAGTTAAAATAAAATGTCTCAAGTTTTTAAGCAAGAAGATTTTTTAACAAATATCAAAAACACTGAGTCTCTGACTGAAATAGGTCATGGAATTCTTTTATATGAAAACTTTCTTCCAGAAGAAAAATTAAATTTAATTAAAAAAGAAATAGAGCAGATAAAGAAAGAGTCTTGGAGTAGCCATGAAGATGCTTCTAGTGATATCGATGGCCTAATAAGCCCACCAGTAAGATCGCTTGAAATATTTCAAGATAAGCTAATTGATTTTATAATTCCTAAATATTGGACCAATGGTCATATTTGGGTTAGTAGATCTGCTCCTCATTTAAAACATTTTAAAACTAAAATATCTAGAACCTGGACTGCCGCTGACTACATAGTAGTGCTTTATATTGGTGAGTTTGAGGGCGGAAACTTAGTCCTAAAGAGTAAAGACAACTGGGAAGATTTAGACTTTAGTATTCCAGTTAAAGAAAATCAACTATACCTACTTCCATTAAAAAATGGTGAACAGTATGAAACTGATGAAGTAACAGATGGCATCAAGTATGCTGCTGTTGACTGGATATATAGACACGATGAAATTTTCATCGGATAAATCCTTGACATAGAATTTAAACTATTTTATACTTAATATGTACTGGTTGTAGCATCCCACAGATTAAGCTCCCAGTATAATGTGTAGCAATACACTAGCAATGCCCATTCGGATCCGCCTCTGAATGGGTTTTTTGCTATAATATGGATATGATAAGAACTAGAAATTATACCCTAAATGCTACGACTCCTGTTGAGCTTTCAATTGAAGACGAAATAAATGTAAAATCAACAATGATAATTTCTAACACAAGTACCAATAAGCATCTAATTATTGGAAATAGCAATATGACACCTACAGACTACGGAATAAGAATTGAACATGATGCACCGCCCGTCACTATCGACTTATATAAAGACGATAGACTGTATGCGCTTGGCGAAGATGGCACAGTTACATGTGCTGTAATGATAATCGAAAGATAATTAAGTATCCCTAGAGAGATTCGAACTCCCGACACACAGGGTAGAAACCTGTTGCTCTTCCGCTGAGCTATAGAGATTTAGTACACCAGGCAGGACTTGAACCTACGATAGCCGAATTATGAGTTCGGGGCCTTAACCAACTTGGCTACTGGTGCTAAGCTGGACCACCAGGGCTCGAACCTGGGACATTAGAGTTAACAGCTCTACGCTCTGCCAGCTGAGCTATGGTCCATTATGTTATAAGTATACTAAATAAAGTGCGAATTGAAAAGTGAGTCCGAAAAAGTGCGACGGCGGCGATAGAAGAGATTATTTATCTTTTTTAGCTATACGTCTTATATGTGTCCTAATACGATGACAATTACTACATACGATCTCACATTTAGCAATTTCTTCATCTATCTTCTTTTTAGACAACGTGGGAATAAGTTCCATTACATTTGCATGTTTCTTGCCACGGACGTGGTCAAAATCCATGACATAGTATGGATAAAATTTCCCACAGTCTCTACAAGGAGATTTTTCTTTAAGGTCTCTGATATATGTAGCCAGATAAGCCTTCTGCTTGGCTATAGAGAGCTTTTCGGACTTCATCCTAGGTAATACCTACAAGAGTGTCTCATATGGCTTAATTGTAGCAAAGAAAATTTCTTAGCGTTCCCGCTTTTTAAATTTACAATATATATTAGTCGACTATAATTATATTAGTCTTTATTAGGATGATATTCTCCACCAGAATAAACAATACCTGCTCTAGGAGTTAAAGATTCTACTCCATGCTCTGTGCCATATTTAATAAATACAATATCTCCTGGTTCAACTAAATATTCGTGAGCTTGACCATCCTGATATAGTGTCCATATGGTTGCACCAACTGTAGTCCAGTGAATTGTATCTGTTGTATCTGTATGTCTTTTAATTCCACTTAAATCTGTAACTGCTCTATAGTTCTCAGATATAACAAATGTAAATGAATCCTGAGATGCTGGGACTTTATCATACACCTTACCCATGAACTCTAAAAACTCTTTAGTCCCCTTCATATGGGATATGTCATGGTGTTCCTTGCAGTGAAGAATATAGAATCCTTCATAATCTGATCTATAGTTTCCTGCAGTTCTTGAAAATTCGATATAACCTTGCATATCATCCCACGTAGGAGTTACCACAAAAGCTTTCTTAAATATCTTGTGATTTACGTTAGGATCTTCAATAGCGTCTTTAAATTCTTTTACAAGGTCATCCATATCTATATTATACTATACCCCTGAATTGATTGCAATATCTATATATTCTATAAGCTTCAAAGAGTTTGCTAGATTTAAGTGACATCCATCATCTGTATTCTCTGATTTCAATATATTCGTATTAATTGCAGATGGAGTATCTATAACATTAGGAGCATATTTGTCTAGTGTCGAATAAAAAATATTTTGCTCCTCTAGCCTTTCCTCCAAATAGTATGCTCTTCTATTTTCCCCTAAAGTAGCTCCAGGCTTAAACTCCCAAGTGAGGTCATCTTCAGCTTGTGGTATAGGCTTTATGAAGAATAGATCATAGTCTTTAAAGTAGTCGACTGATTTATCAATGTATCTCTTAACAGTATCTTCAGTATTCTTGTATTTAGGTAAACTCTTGCGAATATCAATTTCGCCAAAGTGTAGTAGTATTTTACTACCTATAGGTATGTCGACATTTGAATAATCTACGTTATAGCAGTGCTTTCCAGGAAATGCATATAGATCTTTAATATGAACTATCTTTTGATTATTGCTATAAAATACTTCAAATGCTTTAGCTATGCCATTAGCGTGAGAGTCTCCGATTAAAGCTATGTTCTCTATTTTGATTCACCGTCTTTACATGCCCTATAGTGGTTATTCAGTGTCATATGGGCAAATCCAGATCTTACTTCGATTTCCCGCCCACAACTATCACATTTAACAATTCTATTGGATGCCAAGGTATACTATCCATGAGATCATACAAATCCAAGCAAAGTAATTAACATATCGCTTTACTTTATTTACTGTCATATTCTCTATATTCTAGTCAACTAAGATATATATAATATATATAATCTTTTAATTACATTTCCAGATTTTTAGATTTTAGGAAAGCCCCCCTACCCCCCAAAATTTAAAATCAATTTTGTAGGATAGAGAAGCTACACATTTCCGTCATTATGAGTTTCAGTGTAAGCCCCCACAAACCAGCCTTAAGTATAACATGATGAAAATTGCTAGGTCAAGAGTTAAAGCAAAAAATCCCAAAGATTTCTCCTTGAGATTTTTTAGTGAGTAAGTGGATTGCCTTTTACCACTAAGAACAAGTCAACAGCTCAATTAGATCCGCTTTAGTTCTACTAAGAGTTTAGATCACTAATCCTACCTGTTAAGGCCTCTTATGCAATTCCGCCTTGTTGACAAGGAGAATTTCTGCCATACTCCAGCTCGTCCGTCGATTTGCTGTTAAATAAATTATATCATACAGATAATATTCTAGTCAACTAGTATTTCAGATTTATGAAAATGTTAATATAGATTTTATTTGTATGATCCAGGGTTTTAGAATGTCCGATTTGTCTATATAGTGCGCCCATAGATTATTAACTCTGAGCGTGAATGTGATGCTAATCACAAAAATAGTTTGAGAATACTTGCCAGTAACCCCCCTAAATGTCAGTGCCCCGTGTTAGGCTTATAGTATAAAGAAAGTAAGAAAGTCTTACTAAAGAAAGGAGTCAGATAATGACTCAACTAACAGAAACTCTGTATAGCACAATCGTGCACGATTTCCACAATGGTGGAGTAAAGTCCTCATATGGACTAAATGCCTACACACGCAAGGCTCTATTGCGTGATTTACTAAGTAGCAAGGCTTGCTACTGTATCAACTGTATAGATAAGGAGTCTAAATAATGACTAATAGAATTTGGGAAAGTCGTAACGACTATCAGACTAATAGCGACTATGTCGCTTGCTCTAGCGGTTGCGGTAGAGTAACCGCTTGGACTCTATGCGTAATGTGTGGCGGTAACTACGCTACACACGCCCTAGTAAATGTGGGCTAACTCACATACACACTAACGGCGTGTCGCTTGATAATGTCAGACCGATACGCTACAATTTCACACATAACCTACTAACGAAAGAAGAACAGATAATGATGACTAAATGGGATACTATCCAAGCAGATGTAAGCGATGCTTATGTTTATCTTGATGAAGAAGAAGCGTATAACAATGCGCTAAATAATGAAGATGAAGAAGATTTTTTCGGATTTTCTAAGGCTATTGAGTTAGACCATCTTACAGATGAAGAATTAGATAATGTCGCTACTATGTTAGGAATAAAATAAATGACTATCACTTACTCACTATGGCAAGGCTCGCAACTACTAAGCGTAGATAACAAGGCTAATAGCGCAGATGAATTGCTAAATGTAATGACCGAACTAAATAAACTAGGTAAAGGATTTACCTACAATGTAAGAGGAGTAGAGGTAAAATAATGATACCTAACGGATTAGAGTTATACATAACAAGCGACTACGGATTAGAGTTAGATAGTTTTCTAGGCGCTATCTATTTACCTTGGCACACTATTGCTATTATCACCGCCCTAGTAATCGGCTATAAGATTTATAAGAGAAAGAAGAATAAGTAATGACTACTAACCGCATACTAACTACGCTAGTGCAATTAGGTATTGGGATCCCCGCCCTATATATGGCTCGCCTAATGTGGGCAGACCTAAAAGAAGATGTGAGGGAAGTCATAAAAGATTTTCGCTAAATAACGGCGTGTCGGCTTGACAAAATCAAGCTGGCCCGCAAAGGCACGGGGTCGGGCGTGTCGTTACGGATTTGTTATAAAAAACCCTGAATTCTGCGGCGTGTCGATTTGACAGACAAATCGGACATTTTGTGTGATGCTTATCACATAACTTGTGTGATGCTTATCACAAAGCCCACGCTCCAAATAGTGAGACAAACCCTTGCCAAATTGGAAAATGTCAGTCCGTTCGTGTATAATTCCATACATAACAACAAACGAAAGAAGGTCTGCCAATGGCTACCAAACTATACACAATCGAAAGCCTACTTGTAGGAAAAAACTATCGCTCAAACTCTCGCCACTTTTCAGGCGAAATCGTTTCTGCTGAACCTCGCCCTGAAATTTACTACGGCGAAAAAACCGAAGCGTATCTAATCGAAATTCGCACGGGCGGTCTGCGAAATAAATTCGCAACAATCGCAGTAAAGGTTGGTGAATAATAATGGGACACATCGAAATTTTTCGCATAAATGAAAATGGTGCTGGCTGGGTAGATTTATCCGAAGCCACTCCAGATGAGTTATTTCAAATCGAAATCGGATTACTAAACGAAGGAGCGTTCGAATGAACCTAGACGAATTCAAAAAGCACGTTATCGCACAACGTGAAGCAAGCAAGGCGGAAGCCTTGTCAGTCCTATCTGCTACAATTACCAAAACAAACGAAAGGGAAAACCTAAATGGCTAAAGTAAAAGAATACATAGAAATAATCGCAGCGAATTGCGATGAGTGCGGTGGTGCTGGTTTCTTATTTTGGGGAAATGAAAATAACTATGATGTAGAGCCTTGCTCTTGCGTAGATGAAATCTCTGATGAACTAACACTAGATTGGGTAAATAACTAATGTATAAACTAACTTGCGCTTATGATAGCAACGCTCCCCACTGGTCTGCCGAATACGAAAACGAATTTGGTGCGTGGGAAAACTTTTTCCGCTTTACCGATTGGGGTTCTGCTAATGAATACTCAACTGTAAATTTATTTACACCAACTGGCAAATGCTACACTAAATTATTTTATCGTTCAGGAGAGGTCGTAGTAAAATGATGACTAGAAAAGATTACATCGCAACCGCAGAAATTCTAAAGTATGCGAGCAATAAAACTCACCCCGCTTTATTTTCTAAAATCGTAAATGATTTTGCGGAAATGTTTGCGAAAGATAATGAGCGATTTGATGTAAAAAGATTTCACGAAGCGAGTGGGTATAATGTTCCTAACTTCAGTTCAAGATAAAGTAAAACGCATTCAGGAATTGCGTCGCAGTAATGCGGCGCAACCTGTTCGCAATAAAAAAAAATACACACGCAAGATCAAACATAAAAATAAATTAAATTCTTAATTGTCGACAAATGCCCGCAGAGCTGCGGAGTCGGGCGTGTCGTTACGGGTGTGATATAAAACACCCTAGATTCTGGGGCGTGTTTCAAAAAATGTCAGTGCCCTATGGTATTATTCTCTTAAATCGAACGAAAGGTCCAACTAATGGAACAAATTACCGTTGCTTGCTTAAACTCTGAAATCTGTGGCTCAACTATGACTTTTGATAATGAGTCTGATTATGAAGTCTTTGGCGATGACTATATGTGTGCCGAATGTTATGATTCCGAAGAAATGGAATTCTATGAACTAACTGGCTGGTCCGATTCCGACGCCCTTGCGTCTGCAGGACACGGAATGGATGAGGATTACTAATATGTCAGATCTAACCGCTATAATTACCCCTATGAAATTAAAACGTTCAAATGATCGAAAGGTGGCTAACCTTGTCACAAAAAATGGAAAGCAAGCAGCAATTGCCAACACGTTTGGCCTACCCGCAGGAAAAGATTTTTCATGTCCTGGTGCTACGTCTATCTGCGAGACTGTTTGCTATGCAGGCAAGCTTGAAAAGCTATTCCCAGGAGTAAAAACTAATCTTCTTCATAACTGGGAGCTCCTACGTAATGCAGACATGGACGCCATGTTGCTATTGCTTGATGAGATGATTGTTGACTTTGTCAATGATTGTGAAAAGAAAGAGGCACCTAAGTTATTCCGTATCCACTGGGACGGCGATTTCTTTAACGATACCTACGCATATGCGTGGAAGACTATTATCATGAACCACCCAGATATTCAATTCTGGGTTTATACTCGTGTTAAGTCTGCAGCGCTTATTCTTAAGAATGTATCTAATCTTTCACTTTATTATTCAACGGATGATGAGAATAAAGAGATTGCACACGATTTAAAACTTAATGACGGTATACGACTTGCTTACCTTGGCAAAACTTTTGCGCTTACTGAAAACACAATGAAAGAATTAACTGGTAAGCCTGGTGCTAAGTGTCCTGAGAATATGAAGAGCATTCCACTTATTAGCAATGCAGGGTCCGCATGTGTTTCATGTGGCCTATGTGTCTACGGTAAAGCGGATATTAGATTTAGCGCAACTAAGAAATGAGAAAATAAAATGGCCGAACTAAAGTACTTTAATGCATTAATAAATTCCGTGGTTGGTAATGATGAAGAAAGAAAAACCGCTAAAGAATATTTAGCGGAGGTGGATCCTGAAGTCTGGGGAGATTCTCTAGACTGAAGGGCCCGCAACACTGCGGGGTTTTCCACAGGCTTACGGCTTAGTTGTGGATAACCCTGAATTTTGTGAGAAAACTCACAAAAGCTGCGACACGCCGAGGATGTGTTAGCAAATGTCGGTGGCCTAGTGTAAAATACCATTATTCCAACAACGAAAGGTAACAAATGTCTAATCTAATGAAGGTTCCACACACAGTAGTTTTTGAGGCAATTATTGACTTGGATAAAATCCCTGCAAATCTATTGCCTGCACTAATCAACCTACCACAATCTGAAATTGAAAAGATGTGCAAGGGTGCAACCATTCACGCTCTTGGTATGTCTAATACTCTTGAAGTAGCAAATGAAAATAACACTTGGGCAGAATTGACAGTAAAGGGAAATATCTAATGCTATCAACTGCTATTGAAATCTTAGACGCAACCAAATCAAGTATCTTTGACGAGGACATAATGGGATTAGCGGGTGAACTGCACACACGCAGAAATGAACTATCAGATGAAATCTATGCTAAGTATTTATTTATGTATTCATCGGCTCTATCTGCTAAGGTTGCCGATAGCATAACTAAAATCCTATTGACCGAGCAAGAAATGTCAGACCTTGTTGCTACAATAGATGAAATGGACGACCTATCAGAAACTATCTTAGAGGAGAACGAATAAATGGGAAGCACTTTCGCAACTGAACTAGCCGATAACGACTTATTAGGCTTAGACTTAGAAACACAAATTGGTATTCACTTATCAAGTAATCACTATCCACCCGTTCCCCGCTCAATGGTGCAACCTTGCATAGATGCTATTGACGCATACTATGAGGAGGACTATCAGCGTCTTATTGACCTACCTGCACCGATTACTTGGCGGGATCAAAATACTGCACCTGCATCGGCTATCATCGAGGCTCACCACTTAGATGCGTGGCTTCCTGAGTGTGATTAGTATCACACTATAACCTTCTCAAATAATGAGATTAGGGTGGAAAATGTCAGACCCACCCTGTATAATAAACCACCTAACGAAAGGAAACAAAATGACAACACTAGAAATCGGAAGCACGATTACAACTGCTAAGTCAGGCGTAGTCGGAGTAATCAAGGCAGTAGATAACCACCCTAGCGGAGTGGCAAGAGTGCTACTTGATGTAAATGGCTCAGAGCGTTGGACTTCAGTAGAAGTCTAACAAACTGAACGAAACAGGGGCAGTTTAGAGAGTGTTCTCGCCCAATGTCGTAAGTAAGAACTCTCACCCTTAGGGGTAAATGTCAGACCCCTATGTTATACTAATCAACCAACCAACCGAACGAAAGGGAAATAAATGAGTAGAGGAAAATCTATTAGCGTGAAAATCGCTACACCTAAAGTAATCAAGGCACTAGAAACACGCCTTGCTGAGTTAGAAAAGAACTATAAGGCACAAGGCGAAAACGAAGCAAAGCACACTAAGGCGCACGAAGCGTGGAAAAAGGAAGTAGGCAAGTGGGCTATTGCTAACTTCTCAAAGGCTGAGAACCTTCGCACAAACTATCGCTCTTGGAACAACACTCTCAATGTTGATTTTGACATCATCACTAAAGAGGGAACTTTTCCTAAAGAACCTGAAAAGGATTTTGAGGTTGTTCATACTCACCAATACAATGAAATGAAAGAGGAAATCACGAACGCAATTCGTATCCTCAAAATGACAGATGAGGAAGTTGTAAATACTTCCACATACAACGCTATTGCTCGTTATCTATAAATAACAAGCAACGACCTGAGCAAGTCTAAAAACTGCTCAACCCACCTACTAACGAAAGGAATAAAATGTCTCCAATTCTAGATACCGCTAAGGGTCGCTTCTATCGTAAGGGCGATGTCTTTACAACTGGTAAGTCAGGTATTACTGGAACTATCTCAGAGATTATTGCTATCCGCCCTAATCTAACTAAACTAAGATTAGATACAGGCGCAGGTATGCGTTATGCTATGGTAAAAATCGGCAAGTAATACAAATGGGGGCTAGACAAAATCTAGCCCCCAATGTTATAATTATTATCCCTACTAACAAAGGAACAAAATGAAAAACCGTTATCGTGTAGAAATCTATGACGAGAACAAAGCAAATGACTTGACAATCTATTCAGAGCAAGGTGTGGATAAAGAATATCTAACTGAATTAGTATTTTCTAATATGCGTAAGTTTGACGGAAACATCAGAGCATATGTTTATGATAATCTAAAAAAGAAAAAGACAACTGCTCTAATTATAAATCGTGAATCTCTTCCACCAAAATCTGAACTAACTAACTTGCTTGGATAATGATCTTGGGGCGGGTTGCACACTAATCTAGATGCCCGCCCCATTTCCCAAGCTGGCCCGCAGAGCTGCGGGGTTATCCACAGCCTTACGGCTGCCTGTGGAAAACGCCCAAAAATTTGTGAGATTACTCACACGGATCAATTCGGACAAATGACTAACTAATCTAGACAATGTCAGTGCCACCTGTTATAATTGCAACTAATCTAACGAAAGGTAAAAAATGGCTCACAATCTCGAAGTCGAAAATGGCGAAGTTGCTTTCGCTCTCCGTGGTGCACCTGCTTGGCACAACCTTGCAAATCGCATCTTTACACAAGATGAAGAAGTTACAACCGCAACAATGCTTGAAGAAGCAAAGTTAGCGAATTGGAATGTTCGTTTATCTCCACTAACTGACCACATTTCAGAATCTTGGAATGATGTGTCTGAAGCCTCATTGGTTATTCGTGATAACCCATTCAATGGCGGAACTGATGTTCTTGCTACTGTTGGTAAGCGTTATAAGCCAGTGCAGAATGAAGAATTATTTCAGTTCGCTGATGCAATTCACGATGCCAATGCTGATTGCCGTTGGGAATCTGCTGGTTCTCTAAAGAAGGGCAAAGTTGTATTTGGAACTGTAGATATTCCTCGCACAATGGTTCTTGACCCACAAGGCGCCAATGACCAAACAAAGTTATATCTAATCGTATGGACATCACACGATGGTTCTGTTGCTGTTCAAGCAGCGGTTACACCTGTTCGTGTTGTATGCCAAAACACTTTGAATCTTGCAATGAAGAATGCAAAGCAATCTTTCAAGATTCGCCACACGCAATCTGTTGAAGGTCGCATTCAAGTTGCTCGTGAAACTCTTGGGCTTGCTCTTGGATATTTCGATGAATTCGAAGTTCAAGCAAAGGCGCTATACTCTCAAGCAATTACTGATGCTGAATTCTCTAAGTTGATTCAGACAATTTATCCTAAGCCCGATAAGGATACTAAGGGTGCATTGAAGAAGTGGGAAAACAAAGTTGTTCTCATTGACGATTTGTATCACAATTCACCAACTAACGCTACAATCAAGGGAACAAAGTGGGGTGCGTTCAATGCACTAACTGAGCGTCTTGATTATTATCGTTCAGGTCGTGGCAATGGTGAAACACTTATGGCGGGTGCATCTGGTTTTGACCCAGTTCTAACCGCAGAAAAAAATAAGTTGTATCGAATGGTTGCAACTTTCTAAATAAAAAAATCCTGAGCAAGATTTAAAACTGCTCACCACTTGGTCCATTAGCTCAGTTGGTTAGAGCGCTACCCTGTCACGGTAGAGGCCGTCGGTTCAAGTCCGATATGGATCGCTAAGAATGAGATTTGAATTTCACATAATGAGACGCCCCCAGGGGTAGAGGCCAAATTTTTGTGTTACGGATCACATAAAAAAAGCCCTGAATTCTATTGTAAATGTCAGTGGCCAGGTGTACAATACTCGCATGACAAAGTATCAGAAATATACATGGGTGTGCACGGGAGACTGTGACGCTTTAATTGAATATACAATTAAAGATGGATATGGATGGCCAGCGGGTGTGATGGACCTCACATGCCGATGCAATTCCAATTGCACATTATTGTCAGTGGAAGATGCTACAATACCGTATACAGATACACCTATAACAGAAACGAAAGGGAATGAAATGGAAACTGCAGAGACAACAATAACAACGGTTCCTGATACATATAACCCAAATCTATTGGTTACCTACAAAGTAATCAAGGGATATTCGGATGCAGAATATGCAACTGATAAGGTTACATCAATTGAGTGGGACCTACACAATGCACGTCAAGCACAGAAGCGTGTCGGAGTATTTGAAGACAAGATAAACACTGTCAAAGATATTATCGGCGAGGCATATGCTGACTCACAAGACCAAGATACACTTCGTGCAATCGCAGAAGCCCTTGGTATTGAGTTGACTAGAACAGTCGAGTGGACTGCATCTATCGAGGTTAGCGGAACAATTGAAATTGATTTGCTTTCTGATTATGATACTGATTACGAACTTGAATCAGAGATTACAGATGCTATCTATGCCGACTCACACAATGGCAATATTGAAATCCTTGACCAAGAAGTTTGTAATGTGAGGGAAGCATAATGTATTTTGAGTTGACTGCTCCTGATAGGCTATCGATGGAGATGGCCTATTGGGATGCTCAGATGATGGGTCTTGACCCACAAGCATTAGCACCGTTGACATTCAACATTGGAACTGGTAGCATTGAGAAAGTAAGTCGCATTCGAGATAAGTATAATCTAATAGAGAGTTATACATCAGACTACGAACCGACAGGATATACAGGGAGATAAAATGGATTACCAAGATGGTTTTGAAGACGGAGTCAAATTTGCACGAGAGGTTATTGTAACTAATATCCGACTGTGGGCAGAAACATCTGAGGACGGCGCAGCATATGATGATATCGCTGACCGCCTAGAATTTGGAACCGTTGACTATGACCTCTGAGGATCTAACTCGCTGGATTGGCTGTGATCAATGTGGCACAGCTCAGGCTATGTATCTAATTAAACTAGTAGATGGTGAACTATTCTTTTGTGGCCACCACTACAATAAAAACAAGGATGCCCTTGACAAGGTCTCATTCGAGATGATAGAATTAAACAAAAAAGAAGAAGCACCACAACTAACAGAAATGGCGGAATAAAATGGGAGACAGAGCAAACTTTGGATTCGTCCAACCTAACGGAAATACAATCGTCCTATACGGGCACTGGGCTGGACATAATATGCTAGCACAATTGGCAGAGGCAGTATTTAAAGCACGTCCTCGCTGGTCCGACCCAGCATATGCAACACGCATTACAATCAGTCAGATGATTAACAATGACTGGAATTCAGAAACTGGATGGGGCCTGCACGTAAACGAAATTGGAGACAATGAGCACAAGGTTGCTATTGTAGATTTCGAGCAGCAAACATTTAGTCTTCACGAAGAGGCTCCTCGCAATGACAAAGACAACAAGGTCAATGGGATGAAAAATCAAGCAATCTTTACAATGGACCTGAGTAACTTTGTCGAGAAGTATGCGGACGTTGTCATCTCAGTTTAGTTAACTAAGATATGATATAATATGGATAGGTCCTAGCGGACCTTTTCATTGAAGTATGGTGCGGCTACCAGGGGTTCCCCCAAGTCGTTAAATAAAGCAGCGTTTACTAAATTCCTTTCGTTCCTGCTAGCAGCCTTACTTATCTTAAGATCCTTCAGCTTAGCTGGGGGATTTTTTGTTTGGCCCCCAAAAGCGTGAGGGTATCATATGCTATTTACGGATGTCAATATAAATCCCTGGAAATTTCAGTATTTGAGATCAATGTGGTGTAAAACACACCCATATTGCATAGACAAATGTCAGTGGTCTAATATATAATTGGGTTATTAGCGAAAGGAAATAAAATGCCAAATTGGTGTTATAACACGTTAACTATTCAAGGACCAAAGTCAGAAGTTGATTATATCAAGGATAGACTGAATAAGCCATTTACATTAGCACAAGAGACATATGGTATGGGTGATATTAGTTCTTCAGGTTTCCCCACCAAAATTAAACAGGTTACTTATAGTAATCCTGTCTTTGCATTCTTCAATATCCATTCATATAAGGATGAAGGTATTACTGATGAGGAATATGCCTGCCAGCCTTCTCGTGGAGACATAGATATCCAAAATGACCCTGATTGGTTCCGCAAGTCTGTTGAGTTTGCTAAAACTCAGAAGGATTGGTATTCGTGGAATAACTCTAACTGGGGAACTAAATGGGATGTTGCAGTTCGTGATGAAGAAGAATACTCAAATACAGAGTTACTTGAATACAAGTCAGAAGGTGATGACAACTGGGTTGTATATAAATATGAGACTGCTTGGTCACCTGCTGTAACTATCTTAACTAAACTAAGTAATCTTGTTCCTAACTGCCTGCTCACATTAGAGTATGAGGAAGAAACAGGTTGGGGTGGAGAGTATGAGATTGTTCGTGGTGAGGTTAAAGAGATTCTTTCATATGAGAACCGTTGCTATGCTTGCCAGTCTTTTGATTGTGTTGAGTATTGTGAAGATGACTGTGGTGAATTCTGCTCTGAATGTAATGAGGGCTCTTGGCAGGATGAAAAGGCTATGGCAGAATGTCAGACCCATAGTGTATTATTACCTTTGAAAACCTACACACAAGAGGAGGCACTAAATGGCTAGTTTCTTAGAAGATGTAAACCAAATGGTAATTGACGCTTGCTATCAAGATATAGCAGAACAATTACTAGAAGATTGGATTAACAGTAATCTTGACGAAGGTCAATATTATGCAGATAAACAATTTGCTGAAATGTCAGGGGATAAGTTTGTCCAACAAGAATTCAATAAGTTCTATGAACTTAAAGAGGGAGATGAGGATTACTTTGAATAAGTATCCATTTGTAATTAGATTAGAAGGTGCTGTAATGGCCAATAATGAAAAGGAAGCACACGAGAAAATTAATCTACACCTAAACGATTTAGGTGATGTTGATAGCGAAAGATATGATTTAAATTGGCCTGACGTATCTTGGGATATGGAGTATGAACTATGCTAGGTTATGAAATGGCAGATATCGATAGAATGATTAATGCTATACACGATGTTAAGTTATTTTATCTTCGATCCCCGTCCGATTTAATGAACAAGGACCCACTGGTAAAAGACTTAGAAGACGCTGTCAGCTTTTTACAGGGTCTATGGGCAGAGGGGTATTTTGATGGTTACCAAGACTAGTAAGTTCTTAGAGTATATGAAACTTCATTTAATTAGTCTTAACCAGGATATGGAGAAAGACTTGAATGTTGAATCTAAGATAAACATCCAGGGACAAATTATGGCAACCGAGCATTTATTGTCAGTGGCTACTGATATAATGAACTCTTCTAACGAAAGGGTATATGGATGAAACTATCATCAGATGTAAAGGAAGACCTTCAAGACCAAGCCGACCAAATTATCTATTTTGAATCTGCTATGTCTAGCGAAAATAAAGCAAGCAAAGCGGTATATCAGCGTCTTGTTGAAATATATAAGGTTGCATATGAGGCAGGAGTTAATAGTAAATGAATATTGAAGTTGTTGGGCTTCCGCCCCACCTGCAACGAATGGTCAATGCAGGTGTTACTGGATTAGATATAATGCACGGGGAACTTAAAAACCTAATGCTAATCGCTGAACAAGAACTAACTAATGCCCAACAGATTGAAGAAGAATCAGAAGAGGCAATGGATTCTATGGAGCGAAAGTATTGGGAGGGTGTCCTCGATACATATACAGAACTATATAAACTAACTTATGATTTATCTTTTGTGATTGGAGCACGGGATGAAGCCTGAAGACAAAGATAAACTAAACAAATGTTTAGAGATTCTAGACACAACGGACCTAGGCCTATCAATGGTTTGGCTATGGACGTGGTCCACAATCAACAACATCTTAGATGATGAAACCTATAAGGCAAAGGTTACCCAAGATCAAATGTGGGACAACCTCTGTGAGGCTGTATCGGCTGGCCACGGGTTCTCTTTAGAATACGGGGCAGAACAGCACCAAGACGACGTCCTTGAATGGATGACTAATCGTGACTACATTGTGGATACAATGTGGGAAGAAGAAGAGGATGAAGATGAAGACAACTGACAAATATGTGGATACCGTGCTAGCGGAAGCGCAGCGCTTACTATGGGGCGGGTCCGAAACAGAAAACATTGAAGCACATAATCTCATTGCTAAACTAATTAAAGATAGACTAGGCAACGATGAGTAAATACAAAGTTAAGATAGAGATAGTGGGAGGAGTCCCATATATCCTTGAATGCCCTCCAGAAGTTGATGTTGAGATTACACAAGTTAATCATTGGCAGCGCTGGAAGGAACAGCAAAAGTTGGCCAAAGAGAAAGGGACAAAATGAACGGTTATGAGCCAAGCTTAGAAATCCTGGAAGTTAATTACGGTTGCTCTCCTGGAGGAGTCGATATGTTTGAGGTGTATGATAAATCTGATATACCTTTAGATGTCCCAATATATGAGACAGAGTCATTGACAAAAGCGGTGAAATATTGTTATAATCTAGGTAAGGACTTTACTGTTAGAACATTAGCGGAATGGGAGAGTAGAGAGCTTGCCAGCTTATAGAGTATTTGGAAATAAGTATCAGAACTATTATACAATCATTGAGGCTGCCGATCAATTTGAGGCAGTTGATTTAGCCAATGCATTACCTGAGACAGAATGGGATTCCATTCCAACAGATGATGTGATCGAAGCTACAGATGTGTATCTAAACGAAGATACATCATTAGATCTACAACTTAATATATAAGGCGGGACGTAGGGGCTGATCAAAGCTCTTACGGGGGTATTTACAAATTCGTCGATATCCGATATAATAAATAAAACATCTCTTGAAAGGGGATAAACAAATGGCAACAAAGCGTGAATATCTAAAGTCACAAGGAATTACTGTGGGTAAGCGTGGCCGCTTCTCAGCTGCCGCTGTAAAGGCAATTGCGGATGCTCAGACAAGTGGGATGACATTCGAAGCAGAAAAGCCACAGGCAAAGAAGTAAGCTGTCCAGTAGGTGGACAATCGGGGGGCTGGCCAAGTGTCAGCCCCTCGTGATATAATCTTAAGACGAAAGGCGGAGTATGAAAACCAAGGAACAACAAATAGCAGAACTTCTGTGTAACTATTCAGAAGACCATTTCTTCAATCCTGCTTCTCTGGGAGGCTTCCTAGCCGACCAGCCTACCTATACTCTAGACCGTATTATGGAGGTTGTAGCGTGGGTGATAGAGAAGCAAGCAAGGCGCTATGAACGAGAAATCGAAAACGGCGGTATGGTATCAGAAGGTCTTGCCATAGCATATAAGTTAGACCAAGTTATAGATAAGATTAAAGATAAGAATACATTTAACAATGTTAAACTACCTATAACTAACCAGGAGCGGAAAGCAATTATAGACCGTCTACCAAAAGAAAAAACGGGGGACTATAAATACTCTTGGCTCCATGAAACAAATAACACTAATAGAGTAACTATAGATCATCCATTCATGTAAAACTAATTAAATATATCTAGCCCAAATTATCCACAGGTTATCCACAGCCTGTGGATTTTTTGTGGAAAAAATGTGGGCCAATTTGTCCGTTTACGACCACATATAAAAAATCCCTGAAAATCTCAGATAATGAGATATAAATGTATATTAATCTTATTAAACATATATAAAATATAACAGAATGTGATCTAAATCTGTCAGAATTGGGGGCAAATTTTCCCGTTTACGGGAGAGATTTTTATGCCCCAGAAGCCTTGACAATGTGGGCCATATATGCTATTTACGAGGGTATTGACAAAATCCCTCAAATATGCCATGGATATGGCTGTATGTGGAGCAAAATGGATTACGGTGGAGTAAAAGGGAGAGTCCCATTACATGTATATCTAACTACATATATATCAGTAGTATTTACTCAAGAATTAGTAGTATATTTTATGGTAGATGATCTCTAAAATAGGTCAAATAAGGCTCTAGGAGGCTATTAGAGACATGTTATATGGCGGGGGGAACCTAGGATATGGAGCAGATTTTAGCCATTAGAATGGAGTTTCTCCAGACTCTTTGGCTATACGTAGCTGCTCTCTACCCCATGCGTAGAATATATCTATCTGATTCTGGGTATATAGGCAAGAGTTACAGAGTGAATATATCAGATTGTTCTTAGTATATAGATATAGGTCCTTATTGAGATTACATACGTTACAGGTCATTTTGCTTCCCCGCCCCACATTTCTTGCATCTATAATCAGGAGCATTAGGCATCCTATTTCCTCCCGCAAAAGCTCTTCCAGCCTTTACCTCTGGAGCATATATCTCTGGTGGACATCCATACAATATTGGTAGAAATTCGTGATCACATATGTCTACTAGTTCTATTGAACATTTACCTTGACCATTTCGATCACATCTTGGGAATAGACTTGACCCATCGCATTTACATCTCATATACCTACCTAATTTCTAAGTATCTCGTCATTCATCCAGAGTTCCCCCTGTATAATGCTATATCTTAATTGTAGTCGACTAGAATTACATTTCAAACATTTGGGCTCATATGATATCTCATGAGATAAATCAAGATCAAGGACTGAACCACATTTACAGTAGAAGCTATATAGGTAATCTGTCAAGGAGTCTCATTAACAAAATGACATTGGCAAACACCAATTACAGCATAGCGTTGTTTCTCAATCTCTGCTACATCTGTATATTTAGCCTTATTTGCACAGTAATGGCAAATCTCTTTTTCGGTATTTTCGTTAGACATTTATAAATCTACTCTTTCTCTTATATACCAATTCTAGCATATCTTTTATGAAGAAGAGTCTTTAGTTCTTATCCAATGCCCGTATTTAGTAGGAGTTGGGGAGCCTACATATTCCTGCCCCGTCTCCATATCGATCAGCTTCCATTTACCTGGAGCCTTAGTATGGACTATGAGATCAGTAGGAGCATCTAGCTCTTCTACCTCAGTTCCGTATATGTTTAGTAATTTTCGCAAATGTCTTCTCTTCTCGCCGCACTTTTTCGCACTATATAGGTCCTATTAATCTTATCTATTTCTACCAAAGAATGGGGTTATATTACCCTTATAGTCATCATCATCCGACCACTTGCCTGTGCTGTAGCCTGCCTCTGACTTAGTCTCTAATTCTGGATCTTTATCAACATCTTCGCCAAAGTCTAGCCACTCTTCTAGGTTGTCTAGGAATCCCATCATACACCGACTTCCGTTTCTGAAAGTATATCCATTACTTCCCCTAATGTTTTTTCTGGAGTATCGTGAAAATAGTAGGTTCCGTCATCTTTGATAGCCCATCCTCGCCAGCCGTCTTCCTCATCCCAGAATGATGAAACAATCTTCATAGACTCTGGATCATTAATAGTTCTAGTAATTGAGTTATAGAAATTAACCTCAGCAAAGATAGCTTCTCTTACTGGAGTCCACCAAAACAATCTGTTTATTAGCCAATCAATCATACTGCCACCTGAATTGGAATCATAACTTCACACCTTTCACAATACTCATAAGTCGATCCTGTAAATGGGCAGGTTCCTGCCTGGACCAAAGCGTGTCCTTTTATTTTGCATTTAATCTTATTAATCATCTTCTTTTAACCTTTCAAGCAGTTCGGCATTCTCTTCAAATACCTGCTCTATTACACGCTTTAGACGCAATGATCTATCAAGATCATACTCTTCGTCAAATTCTGTGGAATTCATCTCTCTACCTTCCGACGCACTTTTCGCTTCACTAATTGCGTTCTAGTTTAGCCATAATATGTTTATGATTAATTAGAAGATACTTGTTAGATTGATCGTCCTCAATCTCCGTGCCTGTATGGTCTGGGAAATACACTACATCCCCAATATCAAGCTCTGGGATAGGCATCAAGTCGCCTCTGTAGTTGACCTCTCCTGCTCCCATATCGACAATGGTTCCAATCTTGGGACCAGCATCATTAAATACTGCAGATATAACTAAGCCAGACTGAGTAGTCTTTTCCTTATCTGTTTCTTTTGTTACTAATAGCATTCCACCAATTGGCTTAATCATCTTCATCTTCTTCCGTATCAAATAGGTCATAGTCTATATCTTTTAATTGACTAAGGCTGTTATATGCTGCAAAAGCAACTGCTGCAAGGGCTATGAGTAGCCCAACTAATGTAATTGTTTTCTTGTTCATAGTGGTATCTCGTTTACCTTTTCTTTAGACCAGTGTATGTATGATCTAATATACACAATAGCGTAGGCTATTGCTGAGAATATAAATCCATATTGTTTGGTAATTAAAGCGTAGGTAATCCATAGGATCTCATTGAATAGAAGGACTAACCATCCCCATATTGTTTTCCGCCCAACAAAGTATATGCCAGCTACTCCAATTATTGCTAGTATCCATGACCATGCCATTGCTATTCCTCAAATGATGTCTGTGTAGTTGGAAGAAGACTTTTGTATCTTCTTTCCCATGTTTCTGCTCTTAATTCTGCATCTCTCCATTTAGAATGTAACATCTGTTCCGAATCTTGAGATTCATTTAATTTGTTATACATATCAGAAAGCTTGTTTTCTGATTCTGGAGAAGATTTCCCAATAGTCATACCAACTAAAAAGAAACCTAAATTTAATAGAATATCCCACATATCCGCCTCTTTCTCTACTACCTAATTATATAGGAGAGTCCAGGACTTTGTCAATAGCATCGTCTATTGTGTTGGTATGTTCTTTAGAACATGATCCACATTCTTTGCACATAATTCTCCAATAAAGATCCCCACCAGCCCTAATAGTAGGGCTTAGTGGGGAATATTTAATTAAACCTTCTTTGGTTTTGTTTTCTTTTGACCAAGTACGGTTTCTCTGCGAATGCCGTGCTTGTTTCTGTCAATCTTAGTCGGTGGCTTTGGGCCAGAAAAACCAGATTTAAACTTTCCCTGTGAAGGATTTTTTCTTGTTGCTTCTTGTGAAGTTACTGCGCCAGATGGTTGATTATTTGGCGGAGTATCCATACCAGTGCCATTATTACTCATTAATAAAGTTTTCTCTTTGTTCTGGAGTTGCAGTCATGTTTAGTGTTAGTCCTGCTTCTCCATCCCTAGAAACATCTAATATGCCTCCTGGGATATTTGCAATACCAGTCTCGCTTCCGAGTGATTCACATCCGCACTCTACGCACATGTTACTTACCGTTGTTTCCGAGCCCTGCGCCATCCTGAGATGAAACATCCTTAGCTGCTGGGAATGATCCAGTTGCTGGTGAATAATCTCCAGTTGCGTTGATGTCATTTGTTCCTGCTGGCTTGCGATTTGCTGTAAAGCCATCCAAGTTGATACCGTCTGTCATTTTATTTCTCCTATAGGTTTGTATTTAGATGGGTCTAGAATACCATCTATTAAAGATATTATAGCATTTTTTCTTAGAAGAAGCACAATCTACCTAATAGAATAGAAGGATATGAGGTTTACCCTGTGCCCAGAAGTAATTTTTGTAACCTCATGTGGCAAGGTGTCGTCTCCAATAAAGCATATAAATGTGCCCTTCTTTGGCTTCAAAGATATGTTCTCGTTTGGGAACTGTAAAAGACCGCCCTCGTAGTCATCGTTTAGGTATAGCAGGCCAGAGTGATCGTTTACTTGATCATCTAGCCAGTTGTCGTGATGAAGCTTGTTTTCAGCTCCAGAACGCATATAGCAATACATCATATGCTTGAGATAAATATCTTTTTTAAATATATTTGCCACTGCTTTTTCCTGTAAAAGAGCAGCCCCTGTTAATAAATCTTTAGCCAGGTCATTATATCCGTCATATGGAAGCATCTTATTGGTTGCAGATATCTCTTCTTTTCTATGAGAATAAGTATATGCTGGACCAGCAGACATACCCTTTCCCCAAAAATCTTTACTGGATCCAGCAGAATAATCTCCAGACCCATTCTCCCAGCTAGGACTATCCACTAGGTTTTTAGAAAAACTATCTGATAAAAAATCACACGTTTCGGGTGATAGAAAGTTTTCCATAACAAATATCTTATTTGCTAATATTTGCATTGTCCGCTAAATACCCTTCTGGTTCATAAAAAGTAATAAAAGCATGTCTTTCTCCATCAGTAACCTTTTTTACTTCATGTGGTTTATTTAAATCTCCTTCAAAAAATATTAGGTCTCCTATTTCTGGTTTAACTAATAGGTTTTGATTAGGAAAAAATAATTCTCCCCCAACATAATTATCGTTTAAATATAAAATTGCAGATTTATCAAAAGCAAACTCTGGGTTAATGACGGGTTCATTATTATCATTAATCATATAGTTGTCTGTGTGAGTTGGATTTGAGGAACCAGTTTTCATACAACTGAAGAACCAATTCTTAACTTGATGTTTGCCTTTAAAATAATCACTAACTAATTCATTAATTGAAAAAAGAATGAATGTTGATATGTCTATGGCTATGTTGTAGTTTCCGCTCTGGCCATATCCAAAAACAATTCCTGGGTTGCTTAATTTTGAACCAGAAAGTCCACCATAAACCTCAAAAGCATTTGTTTTATTTAACGTATTTATTGGATCAGAGCTTAAATATTTTGATAAAGTTTCCGCAGTTTCTTTAGATATATATTGTTTTATATAATATACACCTTTTGAGATTTCCTTAACTTCTTTTTTGATCATTTCCTGTATCTATCGTGCCAGCATTTTTCACAAACAACTACATACTTTGTTTCTGTACTTGTGATACGAGTTGCCTTATTAGAGCAACCCGCCATCTCACATATATCTTCTAAGTTCATTACTTCTTTTTAGTTGTCTTTTTAACTGTCTTTTTTACAGGCTTCTTTGCTGGAGCCTTTTTCTTAGGTGCCTGCTTCTTTGCAACCTTCTTCTTAGGTGCTGACACTTGCTTTTCATTTGCTGAATCTGATGCAACAATAGTCTTTACCTGTTGCTCAAGGATCCATAGTCTTAGTTTATTAAACATTTACTGCCTTTCTATTTTTCTAACGATGTATCTAATAACTTCGTTAGGCTTCCATTCATATGGTAATTCTAAATACCTAATTTCGTCTGCTATTTTTTCTCTTATAGCATCTTCTATGTATTCCATAAGTATATTCTAGCATTTATATGTCAATGGGGCAAGGTTTCCCCTGCCCCACGAACAATATAAAGAATTACTTCTTTAGCTTGACCTTAGCACGTGGATTCTTTGCATTCCACTTCTTTGCTAGAGCATTATACTCTGCAATGTAGGTGGCCTTAGCAAGATCTGCTGCTGCCTTATCGGTTGCAAGCTTAGCTGCTGCATCTGCGATAGCTTTATCTGATGCTAGCTTGTCTGCTGCACGTCCAGCCTTTTCTGCTGCAAGTTCTGCGTTAGCGATTGCTAGTCGTGATGTAACTGATGCAAGCTCTCCTGCAAGATCACGAACTGCAACTGTTGCAACAACAGAACCTACTGGTGCTGCTAAGCCTGTTACGGCTGATGCTACTGTTGCGTATGCTGTAACAGTAACTGAACCAGAAGCAGGAAGTGTAATTGTTTGTTCCTTTGTTCCAATTGTTGCTGTTGCTGTATCTGTTACAAGTGCTGTTGCTGTTGCAATACCATTTGAAGATACTAGAGTATTAATTGTTACACCGCTCTTTGGGTTACCAAATACGTCAAATGCAGATACCTTAAGGACCTGTGATGTACCTGCTGCACCTGATGCTGGAGCAGATAGTGTAATAGAGTTTGCTGTTGCTGCTGAGTTTGAACCCTGCACATAGTAAACTGTTGTAGTTCCAGCACGAGTAATTGCTACTGTTCCTACTGCTGTAGACTTAGTGTATACAAAAAAGTCTGCTGCTGTTCCAGTTCCAGTTGCAATTGAAAGTGTTGATGTTCCATTTGAAGCAGTTACTGGTGCTGTTGATGTTGCTAGAGCAGGAACAATTGTTGCATTAGTTGCAACTGCTGTTACTGATGTTCCAGTATCAACGCCTGTTACGGCAATCTTCAATGCATCTGCTGCATCGATACTGTTATCTGCTGGGACTGGCAATGAAACAGGAGTTGTTGCTACTGTTCCACCTGTTGCTGCAGATCCCGCTACCGTTAGGGTAACAGTTCCAGCATTAGCCTGAGCTGCTGGCGATACAAGCATTGTGCTAGTCAGGGCTGCAGCGATGATTAGCGATACTTTCTTAAATGACTTCATTTATTTTTTTCTCCTTAATTTATCCACCTCTAGATGAGCGTGGAATTCTATTTTGTGTACGAGTTCCGCCATTGTGACGGAGAGTGGCTCTCTTCGATACTTTTTTTCATTTCAATGTCTTCGTACATTCGAACAATATGAATGCATGGATCCTGACCTTCATCAAAATCCCTGTCTTCTTGTTCAGACATTGGTAGTCCGTCATGTGTAGAACATACAGGTGGTCCGCACCAACCTTTTTCTATGCCGTATGTAATCCATTCATTAAATGTTAGATCCATTCCGATAGCTCCTTTAAAAGAACGTGCTTAGGTTTTGCGCCAAGCACTGTGTGGACTGGGTTTCCATCCTTAAATAATACCATAGTTGGTATCGAGTGTACAGAGTATTCCTGAGTTTTTTCTGGATGTTCATCAATATTTAACTTACCAATTAGCAAGCCAGTCTCTTCAGAGATTTCATCTAATATTGGAGAAACTCTTTTACATGGACCACACCAATCAGCCCAGAAATCTATAAGGACTAAGCTGTTAGACTCAATAACTTGAGCAAAACTTTGGTCTGTTACTATCAATTTTTGTCCTTAAGGTCATCTGCTGCTTCATTAAACTTATCCATAAACATTTTAACTACAAAATATGTAGACTCTGTAGCATTCTTATTTAAATTAGAGATAGTTTCTTCTGATTGTTGGTCCTCAGGAAGAGCATTAGCCCATTTTTGAAAAAGGGCCTTTGCTACATCTTGTACGATAGACTCAAGCACTGTCATTTGCTTATCCATTGATTGCCTTACTTAGGTCAAACAGGTTGCCAAACGAGTTTGGGAACTTCTTGCCCCTGTTAATTTTAACAGAAGTCTTATGGATTAAGTCAGAAATTTGCTTAACCGTATACTGTGGATAAGTTTGCTTTAATGTAAGCCATTGTGCTGCTGCAATTTGAGCAGAGACAGAGGTTCCAGCAGCATTTCTAACAATATTTCCTGGCACTGTAACTCTTGCGTTACCGACAGAATAGAAATCTGTTAGAGATTGGTCAGAGTTACTAATTAGATCAATTCCGTTTCTAGAACCAGATCCAATAGCAAAGGATTCTGGTATGCAAGATGGCCAGTCAATTCTTGAATAGTCACGACCATTTCCTGTAGGGAAAAAGGTTGGAATATCAACAGACAATAGGTTCTTAATTGATTGCTGTGTAGTTGGGGTAGACGGACAGTAGTTTTGTCCTGATGCTCTAGTAGAGTCTCCCATAGACATAGACACTGCCTTAATATTAAATTTATCTTTATTGGCATACACCCAGTCTAAAGCAGAATAAACTGTTTTTTCTGTTGTAATTTGTCTGTCACCATTAACATTCTGCCCGATAATTCTAACAAAAACTATGTTCATGTTTGGATTTGCAGAAATTGCTGCAGAAGCCATTTGAGTTCCATGATCAAATCCGTTTTTTGTAATAGATGCTAAAGGCAAGAAAGCTGATCCTGGACCTTCCATAAAAGATTTTCCATTAGGACAGGTTGTCCACTCTAGTATACAAACCTCATATACAAGTTTTTCTTTAATAGCTGGGATAGAAGTGTCTAACGCAGTATCAAGAATTGCAAGGGTCGGAGCCGATACGGTCCTGTTCTTTACGTTTGCATGCGATATTGATGGTATAGATAGTGTAAGGGCAATTAGGCCCACTAGTATTTTTTTATTCATAGACTATATAATACTAAATACAAGAAGGATTGTCAATAGCCTACTTATCTTTATTTAATTTAGCGTTATACCACTTACCAGCGTCCATTTCTGGACCCGTGACTTTATTTTCATCTAATAAAAGTCTAACTGCTGTGTTTAAATATTCTATCTGAAATTGCATTCTTAGCATTTCCATTTCAAGCAGTCTAATTCTGTCTGATTTTCTCACTCTGTTATCTCTCTGTCTAATGGAGTAGGGGCTGTCAATAAAGCTCCACACTCAACGCACTGCATATCTAAAAAATAAGTTGCAATCTCATAATCGTCAAAGATAGCCCTTACATAAAAATGAATTGATCCACAAACACAAGCGTGAGTAGGAGTTCCACGCAAGTCTACTGGATTAGAGACAGGGTTTTCCTGCTCTTGCCTAGCCTCTTCTATATCATTTTTATCAAATACCAAAACGTCGTATCTGTTAAAAAACTCTCTTACAACCCCAATACCAATTAATCCAATTAGGGTAGCTGCTAAACGATTAACCCATTTCATAAATCTATTATACTCTAGACTTCTATAATTGTAAAGGGAGGCCTTACGCTCATATTAAACTTTGCTGCAGCTTCTAAAGCCATTCTAACACGCTTGCGTGGAGTCTTTATTAATCCAGTTGAAAACAATGAACCAAGTGCTAGTTCCTGCCCAGCACCTTCAGCCATGTATTGAACATCTGCTTCGCCTATATGAAAGTCTGAATCCATTGTAAAAATTCTTCCAGCGCCTTGAACTGCTATTAAAAATATTCCGCCTTCATCGCCGTCTTCAGTTCCAGATCCAAAGTTTCCGTAACCGTGTTCTTTAAATGAATCTTTAATTGACTCTACAAATTTTGTTCTTATAAATTTATCTAAGTTTCTGAATCCAGCAGTTGGTTTGTAAACTGGTGGTGTCCAGTCATATTGCAAAATTTGTCCCATTCTAAAACTATCAACAAATCCTATTCCGAACTGACCTACTTTAAAAACTTTTGGGTCTGTGCGCTGAAAAATTAATCCAGACTTATCATCTGATGCAGCAGCATCGCCCCCCAAGAGGACTTTATTTTCATGGATTAGAGCTACTATGCAGGTCATATAACCTAGTATACTATTTTAAAATTCGATGTGCAAGTAGGTTATTTAGAGGTATTTTTTTCAATTCTATCAATTGCATCCCTCAATGAGGTGCCATGATTATTAAATAGTTCAGCTTTAATAATTCTTATTTCTTCGTCTAAATGTTCAAATCTAAGGTGTCCGAGTTCTAATCTTTCTACAACTCCTGGACGATCTTCAGTGCCATTCCAGTCCTGAATAAATTGAAACCAGGTCTTAAAAAGCTTAAAAAATTTATTGCCAAAGTATCCTAGGCCAGAAGCGGCGGCAGCAGAAAGCACAATCCATTCAAGAATACTCATAATAAACTAATTATACTCGACTTAAAATTATAATTTAAAACGGTTGACTAAATTAAAAGCTCCGAAGCGGTAATTTCGTTACCAACATAACGTCTTTTTACAATGTATTCTTTTACGTGATCTGGACCAGAAGATCTTCCAGCCAATATAATTACCCAACGTGGCTCAAATTTAGAAGAAAAACATGTTTCACAAATAAGTAAATTAATTGGCAAAAGAACTGACTTCTTTACCTCTAGCTTGTTTTTAGACTTATTACAGCTATAGCATAATATTTTTTCCATTATTCTGATTCCTCAATATGTTTAAAGATTATCTCATCAATGATGCTAAACTCTTCATTTTCCATTAATTCGCTGTACTCCATGCCATCCTTATTGTAGTTAACCGTTGATGCAAACGCACCAAGTTTTTCAACAGTACCGTGACATTGCTCTGAATGGATGTATACAACATGAACCACATCATAGTATTCTTTCACTAGGCTTGCCCTCCAGCTCGCATCTTACTCCGTATGACTCAAGCAATCGCTTGACCTTTCCTACATAATCAATAACCATTTCTTTTTTGGCTCCTTCGAATTGTAAAAAATTATCTTCATACAGTCTTAACGCTAAAA